ACATATTTGTAATAGTAATTCCTTCATAATCATAACCAAGGTCATCTAATATTTCCCTATTAAGGTTAAGGATGTTCCCACTAAACGACTTAAAAAATGATAGTACATGCAAATCATCGGCAGTCTGATACAATCCTTTTTTCCCGTCATCTTCATTTTCTATATAATGAACCATATTACTTAATTCATAATTACTAAGTTTAAGTTTAAACTCATGAACTAATGTAGGGAATATCTCATGTTTCTTCACATTAACCATGCTACTATACTCCACCTTTGTCCTTTTATTACTGCCTCAGCTTCATGAGGATACATAAAGTTAGAAGGAAAAACTATTACAGAACCCTTTTCTGGTTCAAATTTATTTCCAGCAATATAAAAATCTCCACCCTCATAATCATCATTCAAATACAGTAGGACAGAAACTTGTGGATATCCATAATGTTGTCCATGACTGTGGTGGATGTTGTCTACATGACTAGACATAAATCCACCTTCTTTATATTTGTTTATTCTGAAATCTGTTATGTGTTGGACACTAAACAAAGGAAATTCTAAGGAGTATTGTTTTATTGCATACTCAAATGCGGCCTTTAAAGGTTCATAATAGATATGTTTGTTACGAACCCAAACTTGATCCATTTGGACACGTTCTTCTGTAGTGTCGGTTTTTCCTTTATGACTAGAAAAAGAAGATGATTCAAAACTCCAAGGATAATTCATCACTTCATTACATAAAACATCTGGTACTATCTCTTTGTAATACTTAATATATTCTGCTGTATCCATTATATCATACCAGCTTCAAACTTCTTCCATTCAGTTGCATTACGAATGTCCCACCCACGGTTATCAATAGACTTAATAACTCCTTCACAATATTTTATTAACATTTCATAATAACTAATCTTAGTTTGTATTTCTAGAATTTCATCATCAGATTGTATATACATCATTAGGTCATTCTTTAGGACTCTTATATCAAATGGTTTTGCGGCATACACTTTTGCTTCTGCCTTACCTCCATAGTATTCCCATTTTTCACGATACATCCTTTGATGATCTGCTTTTCGCATCATGAGAAGCTGTTCATACTTCGTTCTATGGTCTAACCATTTTGATTTTATTTTTTGATTTTTGAAAGATTCTTGGTCAAGTCTTTCATGATTCGTTATTGCAAGGTCTGTTCTTGCTTCGTTTTGTAGTTCTTCTAATTTCATTATGTACTCTTCAAAGTTGTGCAAAGGGAGGAGGTTTACTCTCGTATCTTATATATTGTCTCTAAGACAAAAAAATGATAGACTGTTAAAGCTTAACCTACCTGTCTGCACGAATGTATTTATATATCTTTAAATTCATAAATTTGATATTGGAATGTTGCAGTTGTAGAAATATATGATACATCAGTTTCTTGTTGACTGTATGACAATCCTCCCAGACCAACAGGATATCCATCATGAAAATCTATTTCTAAGATAGGGTTATTTTTATTGGATAATAGTGTTATGTACATGTCTGAGAATAACGCATTGGCAGGTGTTGGTGTTTGAACATCTCCAATATCTGTACTTACACCCCTTCTTTCTGTTGGTGTGTTTGATGTATTTGCTCGGAAATCTGCAAACTGTTGTCTATTTTTTGGAAATCCTATTGCAGTCATCCAATCATGTAAAGAACGATAGTTCTCCAGATACTCATCTACTATAAATTCTATTGTTAATGTGTCAAAGGTTATTTGATCTCCCATAACTGGAATGGATTTAAATGGTGTAGGAAATATCGCATCACCTAGATTAATTCCAGGCAAGTTCACGGCCGTGGTAAAAAATTCTACCTTCGGTAGTTGATGAATACCAAATTTAAATTGCGTTGGACTTGCATAGTCTAATTTGGTTGGTTGTCTGTCTAGCGGGCCCGCCATTTTATTCTCCTAATGACCGTTAAACCTGTCTCGTAGCTTATTCATAAATTCCCAAATGCTGGAAACTTGTTTGTTTAAAACATCAATTTCTGACCTCTGTTTAACGGTTTCCACATAAGTGTCTCTACGATTCAATTCTTTAGTCATATTATCCAAGTCTTTTCTTAGGGACTTGACTTCTGACTCTAGTCTAATGGCTACTATCATGCCGCCGACTAGGACAAGTAATTGGTGCCAGTATTCTGTGATGAGTTCCATATCACTATTTAGTTGACAAAAAAAAGGAGGGTCAAAAGACCCCCCTCCAGTTCGTAATCCCCTTATTTTACATAAGGTTGGATACTTTAACTCGGCGATACCAAGAGTTGGTATTTGCATCCAGTGAAGCATCGGAGTTAACCGTGTCACCAGCTGCAACTGCACCAGCAGCAGCGAACGGATTAGCAGCAAGACCATAACGAGTCTTAAATCCGATTTTTGGTTGAAAGGAACTTTCACCAACCGCACGTACCATTTGAAGAGGCACATATGGGCAATAAAAGAAACCAGCGTCATAAGGTGAAGTACCTTTATAACCACAAACATAATACTGACTAGCAGAAATGTTAGCGGCATATGGGTCAACATAAACCTTAAAGCGACCGTTCATAACACCAGCAAATGTCGTTGAAGTATCATCAACATTCAAGTTGTTGTTAAGAGCAGGAGTGTAATCAAGTACACCAGCCATTTGCAATGCAGACGCAACGTCAGCAGAACAAATGATCATGTTACCTTTACCCCTACGAGTCTGTTGACCAATCGCATTGGCATCACGTTCAATTGCGAACATAAGACCTTTAAATTTTTCAACTGACCAACGTCCGTTGGAGTCTGTATCTAAATCGAAAATACCAGCAGTTGTCGTATTGATTTGAGCACCTTTAACAGCGGTGATGTACAATGAACGAACAACTTCACGGTTGATTTCTGCAAGAATTTCAGAACTAAGAATATTAGCAAGTTCTGTTTCTGCGTCAAGACCATGAATTGCTTTCAAGTCCTGTGCAAGTTCCATCGTGTACTCTGCTTTTAGAGCACGGGAAACCGCAGTAACCGTGGATTTTTCGATTGAGAACGCCATCTCTGAGAAAGCGTTTGCAGCAGAATCACCTAATGCTTCTGCTTGTGCAGTAGTCATACCAGTAGCACTTACGTAAGTACCAACTGGGGAGTCATTCAATACGGCAGGGTTGGTTTCTGTAGCACCAACATCACCACCACCGATAGTACCAGCCGCATTTTGGTTGGAAATATCAGGCATTGCTTCGTCAACAAGTGCTTCTGCACCGTCTTGTGAGATGAATGAAGAGCGCATTGCAAAGATAAGACCAGTTGGGCCTGTCATTGGTTGCACACCGCAAACGTCATATGCAATGAGATTAGGCATTGCACGGCGAACTAATGAAATTAGGATTGGATCCCATGTGTCCATTTGTCCACCAGACATTGCGTTAACAGGAGCAGTTTCAGATAAGTACTGAGCATCCTCTCGTAACGCTTTTTCTTGGTTTTCCAAGATAATAGTAGTAACAGCTCGCTTGTATGAATCCTCGATTCTAGGTAAATCGGGGTGTTCAAGGACTGGCTGCCACTTTTCCTGTAGATGTTCTGTCTGAAACATTTTTGTTTCTCCTTTATTTATTACATCTATTTATAATAGTGTTAACTAGCACGGGTCTTTGAAGCACTAATTGCATTTAAATAACTTTTCATGCTCTTAGTTGTGTCTACGTCCTGTGCGGAGCCGTCAGCATCATTATCTAGGTCATCACTTGTTGATGGTTGAGATTTTGGGAAATAACTTTCTTTAAGAGTGTTTAATTTCTCTTTGAAAGATTCTTCATTACTAAACTCTACGTCTTGAGTAAGTGACTTAAATTTTTCAACTTCAGTATCGGCTAAATCTTCGGAAACCTCGGAAATAACCTGTTCACGAACCAATGAATTATTGGATTCTTTGACTTCCATACTTTTGGAAATCTCAGTATTCAATTTTTCTTCTAGTTCGGAAATTTTGTCAGATTGAGCTTCCAGAACATCATACTTTTCGTCTGGAACATCAATGTAGTGATCTTCAAATAATTGTTTTAGACCAGAAATGAAATCTTCTGCGATTTCACCTTTAAGACCACGTTCTATTGCTAGTTCGTTTTCTTTAGTCCACTCTTCAACAACATAGTTGAGATACGTGTCTACTTTCTCAGATAATTCATCCTTAAAAGCATCCATTTCTGTTAGTTTTTCAGAAGCAACTTCTTCAACAATTCGTTCTACTTCAGAACGAACCCTTGATTTAACAGCAGCTTCAAAGATCGTTGCGGCTTTCTCTTTAAACTCTTCAGAAAGATTGTCATCAGAACTCATCAAAGCTTCAACGTCTTCTTTAACGTCAATATCTTTAATTCGTTTTTCGACTGCTTCTTTCTTCGCAGCTTCGATAGCCTCTTGATCCCGAATTTCTTCTTCGTCTTCATCTGCAGCATCATCTTCTGAAACATTAACAGCACTGTGAGAAGAATACATTTTCTTAATCTCAGTAGCAGTCATTTTTTCAAATACAGCGAGATGTTCCGCTTTAGTTCTTGGGGACTCAGAAAGGTCTTCTCCGTCATGATCTACTTCGTCACCAGCTGCAATATGGTCAGCAGTGGTGTCAGAAGCCTTCTTACGAGGATGAACATTTTTACCCTGAGCAGGAGCACCTTTAACAGCGGTATCCTCCTTAGAGCGTTTTGAATTCATCTTTTCATCTTTTTCAGAATCTTTCTGTTGAGCATCTCCAGAAACTTCCTTTGCCTTAGCGGCAACGGCTTTTGCGGGAGCGGAAGACTGTTCACCATCTACCACGGCGGCACCAGTGTCTTGTCTTTCTCCCTCTACTTTAGAACCTTTTTCAGAAGGTAAACTTCCCTTTTTGGGAGCATCCGCACCAGCTTCAGCTAGTTCGTCATTTGCTTCCTCAAGTTCAGCGATTACTTCTGCCTCAAGTTCCTCTATAGTCTTGTCTAATTCATTACGTTCAGACATAGGGGGATCTCCTTTTTATATTAACTTCCTTATTTGTTTATTTATAAATTACAACATTTTGAGGAATTTAGCGAACTCCAAAGCTTCTTGATTCGCCTCTTTATGACGCTTCTTAACGTCAATTCTTGTTTTCATCTCCGCAAGTTCTGCTTCCACAATATTTCCATGATCCCAAACCCATTCTTTTCCTTCCATAATACCTTCTACAAAGGCATTAGGGGCAGAAGGGTCTGCGACAATATCAGCAGCTGTTGCGAGATAGAAATCATCTCTTACGTAGTTTGCACCACCTTTTTTTTCTAAACTACCCATTCCTCTTGAAGAAACACCTAGTTTTGCACCCTCATCCATCAAACTTTTAACAATTTTACCCATCGGGGTTTCCATAATCTTAGCTTCACCTATAAAATTCTTTCCATCGGGGATTAAACTTGTAATCATGTGGGAAACTCTCTCCAGATTGACCGTTGGGCCGTCTGGATGTCCAAGTTCACCAAATGCACGTTTCTCATTAATAAAATTTTTGTTGTATTTTGCAACCTCTTTTGTAAGTACTTCTTGTGGATATACACGACCATTACGGTTTTTAATATCCGCCTGCATAAAAATACCTCTAATTTTATAACTTTTCTTTCCGTTTTCCTTTTCTTCTACTAAATATTCGCAGTTTTCTACGGATTCGGATATTAATTTTAATGTTTGCATGTCTTTAATCCCATATTTCGTACTTAATTGGTTGTTTTCTTTTGGAGTTAAATATAAAATCCCTTAAATGGTGTTTCTTACGATTAACACCTTCTTGATTGTACCCTATACCCATTAACAATAACGGTTTTTCCTCTAAATTTGCAATCCTTTGTACATTCTTAGCATCAAAACACTGACAACACCCTGTTCGGTATCCCAATAAAGAGGCAGTTAAGTTTAGATAACCAGCTGCAATACCTATTGCAACCTGTCTATCTCTCTCTAACTCTTTTAATTTCTTTTCATCCCACTTACCTGTCTTAATATAACTTAGTGTAGCGGCATTTCTGTGCAAATCATCTGTTAAATCATTAGTAAAATCATAATTTTCAAAAATTACCAAGAGGTTTGCGAGTGTTTGTGGATTTGTTTCGTATCCTACAGGGTCACCTTTCTTTCTCTTAGTACTAAATCCTTCTGTGTGAGTATGAATTTCTTCAATAACATCACGGTCTTGTATAAAATGTACCTTATAAAACGCAATATTTTGTTTACTAGGACAGTTTGTTACCGAATGTAGTAGAGTTTTTACATCATCCTTCGGTATTTCTTTAGTCAAATCCCAATTTCGTTGGGTGTGTTGACTTTTAATTACTGCCTTTTCTATTTCAGTATGCGTATACATTATATTTAGTCTATCCTATACTTCTAATATCTTCTACTATATGGCGCATATCACCATCTATTGTTGCTTCATACTGTACTGGAGCAGACTGTTTTAATCTCTTTGTATCTTCTTCTGAAATATCTACAATAGTACATCCACGTTCCTTTGCAGTATTCTCATATTTTTTGCAATCTTCCAGTGACCATTTGCGTTCTATCTTTGCAACCCTCTTAGATGCAATAGTAAATGCTTCTTGTTGTTCAGAAGTCAAACTATCAAAGAGAGGTTGTCCTATCAAGATGGTAGTAAGAAACATACTATGATTAGATTTAAGTATATTCTTACCAGAGAATCTAAGATACGTTGTTTCTACTGCACCTCCATTAGAAGCTGATTCTTTAATTTCTTGAATTTTTTGATTAATTCGTGGTTTTGCTTTCGCACCAATATCACAAAATAATTGGTCAGTTGCTGGTGTAGTAACTAAATCTAATCCTTTAAGGTCATCCAAAGATGTTATTGGATGGTCAGACCCGATAATACGGTATCCACCACTATAGGTAAATCCTAATCCCCTAACTCCACTGGTATCCCGACCATCTTTCTTATGGGTTTTAGAAGCCCATTCTCCCAGATGTAAGGTATCCAATAATTTCTGTCCTATAGAACCATCTAATGATTTTGTTACATGGTCATGGTCTTTAAATAAGAAGGGTAAATCTAAAAGTCTAAATCGTCTGTCAAGATGACCACCAATAACAGTAATTTGAGTTTGACTCATATGAAATTTTTGTTCTCTAAGTCCTTTCCAAAACGCAGCCCATTTCGTTCTGACATCTATCCATTCAGAGGGAGTGTACTGCTTCTTTATTTTGGTAGGCATTTCTTCTGACCATTTTTCAAGACTAGTCTCTGCTGGTTTTATTTTCAATTCGGGAATATCACCATATTTCTGGATATACTGACCCATCATTAAAACCTCAACCTCAAACTGGCCAGGGAGTAGTTTATCCAACTCCTTAGCAAATGCTTTTGCAGTTCGTACAAAAAGATATGCCGGTTGGTGGGCAATTAACCATCTTAAAACAATAGGTTTACTCATTAAATGACCTCCTAAGTGATATTATCCCATCCAGATACTTTTTTCATTCGTAACCAAACTGTGCCCACCGAAGCAGAACCATTTGTTAGTTGTACATCACCTGTCACACCACTTCCTCCATTATTAGGTATAGATGGTGTACCATCTGCAAATCCGACCTTACCACTACCATTCAAGGATAAAGCAACGACATTTGTTGTCGCATCCCATTCTATGTCTGTGGTAGCGGCAACAGACCATGCAACTCCTGTAATAGTAGTACGAGGGTCAGTTGAGGCACCAGCTGCAGCTGATGCGTCAAAAACACTAGCGGAACTATTAGTACCAGAGGTAGTTACTTTTACAAAATATTCGAAATCGCTATCTACGATTTCTTGCAATACGACTGCCATTGTTTAACTCCTATATTGATAACATTTCTTTCTCAAAATAATCCATAAGCTTCTTCTCAGGAACCTTGAATTTTTTTGATACATCTTTCATCGTTTTTTCAAAACTATTTAGGAAATCAGAAGGTTTGGAGTCCATTTTTTTGAATATATCATCAACGGCATTCCGCATCTTAGGAGACAATTTCTTGTACTGCTTAGAATTACGGTGTTCGTCCTTTTCCTCTACTGAAGTTTCGTATAGTTCTTGAAAATGAATCATTCCGTTGCTTTCTCTACTTCATCTGGCGTCATTTCTTGACGTTGTTGAACAAAGGTTTTTGCAACCTCTCCTCTTTTAAGTTCTAAAGTTGCACCAACTTTACTAACTATCGCAGATGTAAATACATCCTTTGCACTAATATTGTCACCATCGGCAACTTTATCTACAAATTCTCTACTCATTTTTTCTTTCCTTTCTTCTTCACGATGAAGTCTGAATCTATTTCTTGGTCATCTACTTCACCTTCATCATCACTATCTGGATCATCTGGGATACCATCTTGTGCTGGGTCTTCATAATCTGGCATCTGTTCTGGTGGAACAATTTTTCCATCACCATCCTGTGGATAACGAGTAATACCGTCACCACCATCTGGCATGTCAATTCCACCATCTTCAATGTCCATCTCATTTTCTTTCTTAATTTGGTCTTGCATTTTGGAGATATCACCATCATTCATACGCAGTACCTTCTCCCAAACAAACTGTTTACTGAAGAATGTACCCATATATGATTGTATGGTGTCCATAGTGTTTAATCTTTCCTGTAGAAGTTCTGCTTCTTTTAACTCTGTGAAATGGCCATCCATTAGAAAATCATACTGTAGATGTTCTTTAATACTAATCCAATCTTCTTCTGCAATGATACCCTTCAACAATAACTGAGTACAAAGTAAATCAGTGAATAGGGGAGTGAATTTTTTACGTATGCGTTGTACAAACTTAGTGAATTTAAGTTCATCCCTTG